TCGTCATACTACTACTGGCGCCCCCGCGCCGAAATTTTCATTCGACGCGCATTGTTCCACGTGAAACCCTAGCAATATTCTTTGGCGGTTTTATCGTAGGTAAAAACGCGGCGCGCGTTATCGCTTCCGTCTAAGTCTCGGATTGCTTGAAGCAATTCCTCGGCTACCTCTAAGGCTTGCTCGACGGTTGCAAAGTCTCCGCGCATCTCGGAGCCACCCGCAGGAGTGTAGCCATAATTAGGGCGAAGGTATCCCCTTCTTGTCGCCAAGGCTGTCAGATATTTTTCTAGATTGTCGTACCTAAAACCTCGAATAGTGGTTGTTGAGCCGCAAAAACGAAAGTCCCCCATAACAGCGGTATTCTTAGCATAGCCGATCATTTTAACTCGTTGCTCATCGCAACGCTCGAGAGGGCTACGCGCTGTATTAGGGCGAGTCATGCCAATTTTAATTGTGTAGCTAGTGCGAAAATCGTTATCTAATTCTACCGCTATAGCAACGTAGCATTGCCCAGACATAATGTCCTCAACAGGTAAGGCAGGATTACGAGTCCTAGCGTTTGATAAATTTAAAAGTCCCATTTTTTTTTGTCCTCTAGTAATTGATTTGATGTAGCCATTATAGCATAAAGCGCGTATTTGTCAAGTGTAAATATTCACATTTCCGCCTCTTGTTGCTCTGTCATGCGTACCCCCTTTCCTTTGGATTGTCCTGTGGCTCTGGGCAACCGTAAATTCCGTTGTTGCGTTTCCAGTTTACAGTCTGCATTCCTATCGCCTTGCAGTTTTTACGCTGTGCGCTTGCAAATTTTGCTAACGCCATTTTCTCTGGCATGTTGAAAAATTCGCTGTGACCGCCAGCAGGATTTTTAGTAACTTTCAAATCACGGAATAATCCGGCAAGTCGATAGTCTTTATTTCCTTTGTGAAAATATTGCTCGCTAGATAAAGTCGAATCATATGTGCCAAATGTGCAAGCTAATAATTCGCCTTCTAAAGTACCGCGCTCGATATTAAAAGAAATTTCCATTTCCTTCAATGTCTCGATAATGCGAGATTGAACGCCATCCTTATCACCAGAGCGCACCAGTTTTGCAAATCCGTCCTTGATTATGGTCATGTTGCGAAATGCCGGAATAACCGCGCCCAGATTATAGCACCGCCATAGATAGTTCGCGCCAGTATCTGCCCAAGGATCGCCAATGCGGGTTGCTGGTGTTGAAAGTGAAGTTAGTTTTTTCATGCTGTTAGCCTCTCGTTTGCTAATGTTGCGTTGATTGTCTTGATTCCCATTGATGCCATAATATCCAATACCGCTAGATTATCGTCAAAGAAAACCACGTTCTTTCTCATCCAGTGCATAGAGCGTTGAAGTTTTCTTGCCAGTTTTAAAATCGCCCGTCTTTTGAGTAGATCATCGGGGGTGCGATTCCCTTCAGCTCTAGAGTAAAGAAAGTCAAATTTTAAATCATTGCGCTTCATAAAAGCAAGATCAGCGTCACCGATAACTCTCGCAGTAATTACCGCGACAGTATCCTTGACCGACCGCACCGACCGCATTTTATCTGCCAGTGGTAGAAGTGTATCCGCAAGGATTTTCTCAACCGTGTTATTCTCTACCCAGTGCGCTAGATCTAGCGACCCATCGGGTCGCGTGTTCTGTCGGTGGCTAGAGTCAATCACCGTTCCGTCAAGATCAAATATATAAAGCATAGGCATATCCTCCAATTCCTAAAATGTTTAACAAGACCAGATTATAGCATGATTTGTCTATCGCTTGCAATGTTAATAATACCAAACCAGAGATGGCTAGGATCTTGCCAAGGTCGGTGTCGATGATAGGCGGTGCGGCTATCATGCAAGCCGCACCGATCCAAGAAGTGAGAGAGATGAGCATCTAACCGATGCTCATTATAAGGGCTTGCAAGGAGCGCATGGACGCACCCTGTAAACCGTCAAGGCTCTCGCCTTGGAGTGATTGTTCGATTTCTCGAACAAGATCCGCCTTTGTAGGGCGGTCAGAAGAAGAAGCCACGACAGCTTTCTTCTCATAAGTTAAGCCGAGGCTGAGTGCCTTGGCTATGATGGAGCGATGGCTTACGCCAAACTCCGATGCAAAGGATTGCGCCTTTGCGAGATTGAGAGGCTGAGCCGCGCTCATCTTCTCAATCATAGTTGGTGTGTATTTAGACATATATGTCTCCTAGTAAGTGATCAGCCCATCTGATCAATAATGTAATTATCTCAAAATTTATGGCTACGGTCAACATTTTTATTTGGTAATATTACCAAAATCGCGCGCCCTAAATATACCAGATTGCATTGAGTGCGATAGCAAGACCGGTGATGATAACGATGCAGATTAAATGTTCTTCTAAGCTCATAATATATTCCTCGATTTTATAGGATATATTATACCACACCCAGTCAGCAAGTCAACATTTATTTTTGGTAATATTCACATTCCACCCTAAAAAAGCGTCACAAAATAAAAGAAAAAATCCTTATAAATCAATAGCTTAGCGCGCGGTGTCCTGGACTGTATATGGGGGGGCGGTAATGAGACTCATTCTCATCTAGCGCGCGCGGGCTCCCCAACACGTACTACTTTGGGATTTTTCAAAACACCTTCAAAAAAATTTCTTGACTTTTGAACTCGAATATACTATAATCTCTTCATGGCCACTCAAAACGTTACTGTAAATTTAGCAAATAATACCGCATACAGCTCAGAAACATGGGTATATGCAGCAGTAGGCGATACTGTAGTAGCCACTATAAATGGAGTTAATAACAAACATTGGGGTGAAGTTACGGGGCTCCAAATAAATGGTAGTCCAACATATGATGACACTGGCGATACTTGGTCATATACTGTACAGTCAGCTGATGCGGATTCGGACAATACAGTACAAGCACACTTTTTCAGCCCTTATAGCCCAGTAGATGGTACAGGCGCTACACATTCGGGAAAACTTAAGATAAATGTAGTAAGTCCCGTTTTCAATTCTGTAAGCTACGACTCAACTGTAGCATCAGGAACTGTGAATGTAACTTTAAGTGTTACAGATACTAGAAATTCAAGCCACACTAGCCACTCCTCTACATCTTTACTAATTCGCGCCCTACCTTCGACTACTTATGTGAATACCAGCACTGGAGGCTTCACTTACGCACAGCCTAGAGGAGAAACCTGGACTTATCATACTAGAGTTTGGACCCCTGGTGCAATTGTTTTTAATGGAGTGGCTAACAAAGGAGATACTCCAAGCGGCACCTATGGAGAACAAAAAACAGTAGCATTAGGATATTTAGCCGCAGATCTTGCAATTTCAAATGGAGGAAACATAACTACCGCCAATGGATTATGGACTCAAACTATAAGTGGTCAAGGAAGTAATAGTAATTATGTAGTTGCAAGATTAGTGGGAGGTCAGCATATAATGCTAGGTAAAGCTGCCAGTGCCACCACCAAACTATCTACTGGGGTTAATGGAACATCCCTTGTAAACGATAAAGCGGACAACAGTCCAAGTGCTGGTAATACCGATACTTACTATATTTATGGGTCCAGAACTAGCACCTCAGGAGGTAGTGGAGGTCAAGGAGTTTGGGATCCAGGCGAGGCATACCCAGGAACAAGTAGTGGATGGGATATTTGTACCAGCGGACAAAGTTTTACAGTTACACGACAAGAATCCTTCAATGAAGCTTGTAGTAATGCGACTGGTACTTATTTTGATACAGATACTGATACAGGATCCAAACATAGAGTAAGTTTTACCGGATTACACGCAAGTTATTATTATAATATTTCTCGTTCTGGAAGCTCAAATACTTTTACTTCTTCAGGAAATTGGTTTATCGACTCTGATGGTTCAGCTACTCGAACCCCGGAAGACCCCGCTATGACCGATCCAGGTGGTACGGCTAGCACACAAAAAACTTATCATTTATGGAGAAGTAGTAGTTCTAACGGAGCTTCTCCAACTTATACAAATGTTTCATATACCCGTACAATAGTAAGTGATGAGCGCCTAGTTATAAATGATACTCCTGTAGCTGTTGGTGCAAGTGCGTATGTAGCAGCAATAGCAAATACAATAGTTGGGCATACTTACTATATAATTAATTCAAGTTCCTCTGGAGGAACTACAGTAGGATCTGCTACTGCTACAGGCACCACTACTTCTATTACTGTAACTTCTGGATTGCCAACAGATTCATTAGGAGAGTCTGCAGTTTTATATCTTTGGCACTCAGCTCCTTTAAATGCACCTACAACAACAGCAGTTTATGCGGATGAAAGTTTTACAGTTACTAGAACAGGTACGGGCACTGGTTCAGGTTTAGGAACTGCAAATGATTATGGAATGAAAATTTTTAGCAGTACTGGAGCTACGCTTATAGATACCCAATCAAGACTTGGAAAAGTAGTAACCTCTGGAACAATTCCTACATCCGGAACTCTAGCGGCAAGTGGAGCACAAGATGTCTCAGTTACTGGACTGGCAAATAGTACTTTATGGAATGTTATAGTAGTGCCTACAACTGGTGGTACTAGTACTTCATCTTTTGGTTACCAATTTACTGTGGTAAAATCCGCAAATAAATTTACACTTACAAATACTAGTAGTACTGCTAACTCGTACAAGTATTATGTAGTAAAAACTGGGAGTTAGAGTATGTCTTATGGAATGAAAATCATAAATGGCTCAGGTACTTTTATTGTAGATAGTACTGAAAATTTTGGGCATTTTCATAAAATCGGTTCAGGTACTATTACTGGAGCAACTCCTTCATACCCATCAAGTGTTTCATACGGAGACTTATTTTTTGTAAAACTTCCTGAAACAGGATTTGTAGCTCAACAAAATTATGTATCAGGTGATAGAAAAGTCTTTAGTGATTTTACTGGATCAAAGCCCTGGATAGAGTTAGGAGATATAAAAGGTCAAATCTCTTCTTCAGATTTATTTGGAGACTATGGATTAAATATACATGAAGAGGTAAAAGGCGCTTTTACTATAGTTGTAAAAAGTGCAGGAAATGTAGGAGTAAATATTACTAACGCCGGTTCTGGTTATACTTCTGCACCTACAGTTTCTTTTTCTGCTTCTTCCGGAACTACGGCAACTGCCACGGCTGCAATAAGTGGAGGCGCAATAACTTCTATAACCGTAACTAATGTAGGAAGTGGTTATTCCAGTGCACCAACTGTTTCGTTCAGTGGTGGTGGAGGCTCGGGAGCTGCGGCAACAGCTTCTCTTGCAACAGCAGGAGATGTTTTTCTAAGTGAAATCCTAGTCACAGATGCTGGCGATGGATATGCAGTTGATAGACTTATTACAATTCCTGACCATCAGGTAGGAAACGGAGGTGCAACAGACTTAACTTTTGTAGTTGCATCTAACGACTCTAATGGGGCTATTACAGGGCTGAAAACACTTACTCAAACACCTACAAATAGAACACCTGGAACTTATACTGGAGTAATCCCAAATGTACAGAATTCTGTGCAAAATGTTATTTTTTCTAGTATGATAGGTAATTCAGCAGATATTGTATCAGTAGGCTCTTTTTCAGATATAGGAAATAATACAAGTATAAATATCACTATAAATGAGGCTGCTAATTACTACGTACTAATACCTGGAAGTCTGTATTATTCATACTCAGGCACAACTATAAAAATGGGATATAAATTTAATTATAGTGGTACTACTTTAAATAGTATTGATGTTCTTAGAGAACAAAATGGGTTACCTTATACAGCGGGCGGAAACCAAGCATATATGATAGTAAGATATAGGAGTTAAAATTATGGCAGAAGATTGGGCAATGTGTAACCCAGATACTGGCGAAGTACAATATGTTATGAGTATTAATGATAATACTCAATATACTAATGGTGGTAATTATAATGGGTTAAAAACAATACTGATCCCTGCAGAAACGGATCATGTTGCGCTTATTGATTTAAATTATTACGATTATTCAGCAGAAACATTCGAGTCTAGAGGAGCACGACCTACAGCGTATTATAAGTGGAATACGAGTAAACAGTGGGAAGTAGATACAACTACTCTAATGGTTGACTTACGAACAGAACGTAATATAAGACTAGAAAACTGCGATTGGACTCAACTAGCAGATAGTCCATTATCTAGTGAAGTAAAAGGATATTGGGTAACATACAGACAATCCTTAAGGGATATTACAAAGGATCTAAAAGATGATTTGGATACCCTTGATGGATTCGCTTGGCCTGCAGCACCATCATAGAAAAAAGTTTCTTGACATTCAATCATTTTGAGGTTATAATTCTCTCATGGCTAAAGAAGTAACAACTATTTCTCCGGAAGGGCTAGAAGTAGCAAACTCTTATTTACAATTCGGAAATATCCGGGGAGTTTGTGACCAACTTCAGGTTGCAGAGAAAACAGTAGTAGATATACTAAATAAGCGTGAAGTAAAGAAATATATTGATACAGTTTATTTGGATTTGGGATATCGAAATAAAAACAATATTGCATCTGTACTAGACGAAATGATACAATCAAAGCTCGAAGAAGCCCAAGAAAGTGGTGTGTATTCCAGCAAAGACTTGGCTGACCTATTGCAAATGGCACACAAAATGAGAATGGATGAGATCAAAGCTCAGGCAGAACTTGAGAAAGTCTCCTCTTCAAATATCAAGAATCAAACTAATGTTCAGATTAATGAAGGAGTGCCCTTTGGTCAAGGGAATTATGGCAAGTTAATGGACAAATTACTGAATGGGGCACATTGATTATAATGATATACACAGTCGTTTAACAGCACACGAAGCACAATGCGAAGAACGATGGAAGACTATTTTTCACAGACTTGAGGATCTCGAGGCAAAACTAGATAGATTGCAGTTCATGTTGTTGGGAGCAACAGGAACAGTAGTCGTCTTTTTATCAGGTATAATACTCACTCTACTAGATAAGTAGAAATACGTTCCCCGAGAACGCAAGAGATGAGATGTGGAGCCAATAACCGTTGCTTTGACGGCATTTACTGCTGTCAAAACAGGTATTAAAGCTGGTCGTGAATTACAGGACATGGCTGGAGATCTGGGAAAATTATGGAGTGGGCTAGATACTGCCCGGGCTTCCCATGTAAATAAACGAACGAAAGCAAATCAAAACGCGTTTATTTCTGTTGAGGAAGAAGCATTAAAAACATTTGCTGATAAACGAAAAGCAGATGAAATTGAAAAGGAACTGCACCAATTTATTATTTATACTCTAGGTGCAGAAGCTTGGAATGAACTTATTGCCTTACGAGGTAAAATAAGAAAGGAGCGACAAGAAGCAGCTAGAGAAGCTGCTAAACAACTTCGCAGGAACCAGGAAATAGCTGCTGTAGTACTGACAGGTGTAATTGGACTAGGCGCATTATGGAGCGCAGTATATTTCCTAGTTATAAAATAGGAGTTCTAAATGCCAAAAGGAAGAGGTTACGGTAAAAAGAAGAAGAGGAAGACTCGAAAGAAAGCTCCCAAAGGATATCACTACATGCCGAATGGCAGTTTGATGAAAGGAGCGACGCATGGCACGAAAAAGAGATCCAAGACTAAAAAGAGCAGGCGTTAAAGGTTTTAACAAACCAAAGCGCACACCTGGTCATGCGAAGAAGTCCCACATTGTAGTAGCCAAGGTAGGCACTAAAATAAAGACTATTCGTTTTGGACAGCAAGGTGCTAAAACTGCAGGTAAACCAAAAGCAGGCGAATCTGCAAGAATAAAAGCAAAGCGACGGTCTTTTAAAGCACGTCATGCAAAAAACATTGCAAAAGGTAAAATGAGTGCAGCATATTGGGCAAACAAAGTAAAATGGTAAATTACATTGTAGTGAGAAAGGAGCAGCTCGCAGAAGATCGTGACAAAGCTTCGAAAGACTATGATAAGCAGTGGTATACTCGATTAATCCAAGAATTAGATTGGGCCGAGCAAGCCATGGATAAGAAATATAGCCGTAATTGCTATATGGAAGGAGGAACGTATGAGTGAGTTCGACAGTAGATTCTCAGGAGACATGAGCCGTAATGAGGTTGAGTTAGACCTTAATAAATTTATGGAGCTTCTCCAAGAAAAGTCTGCACTAAAGGATCGTATTCGAGAACTAGAAGATCTCTCTAATACCAATCCTTGGCAAAAAGTCATTTTCATGGCTCAAGCCGTAGACGCATGGAGAATATTCCCACGAGTATTTTTAAGTGTATATATTTTCCTACTTTATTACAGTACAATGTGGTTTATGGATTTACCAGAACCCAATCTTGAGCAATCAGGACTTATATCAGTAATTGTAGGTGCCGGTGCTGCTTGGTTTGGTTTATATGCTGGAACCAGTAAAGGAAAAACAGACCATTAAGAGGTAGAAAATGGCAATAGAAGTAAGTCGGAGAGATGTAACGTCCGAAAAAATTTTAGATTTACAATCTGAGGCAAGGTTTCTTAAATTACCAGTAGATCCTTATTTGGAACTACTCGGCGTAGAGCCTCTTGCATCGCAAAAGGCTATCATAAACGCGATAAATAATCCGAAATACCGTTTTGTATGTGCGGCAGTTTCAAGGAGACAGGGTAAAACCTATATCGCAAATATAATTGGGCAGCTAGTTTCTCTAGTGCCCAATTCTAACATACTCATAATGTCCCCCAACTATGCCTTGTCTCAGATTTCTTTTGACCTTCAAAGAAATTTGATCAAGCATTTCGATTTAGAGGTTTCAAAAGATAATGCAAAAGATAAAGTTATTGAACTCACCAATGGCTCCACAATACGTATGGGTTCTGTCAATCAAGTTGATAGTTGTGTTGGTCGGAGTTACGACCTTATCATCTTTGATGAGGCCGCTTTGGCTGATGGAAGAGACGCCTTCAATGTTGCCCTTCGCCCCACGCTTGATAAAGATAACTCAAAAGCCATCTTTATAAGCACACCCAGAGGAAAGAACAACTGGTTTTCCGAGTTTTTCTATAGAGGATTTACAGATGAGTTTGAAGAATGGGCATCTATTCGAGCTACTTATAAAGATAATCCTCGCATGTCTGAGAATGATATTGCGGAAGCTAGAAAATCTATGTCCGAGTCTGAATTTAGACAAGAGTACGAAGCTGACTTTAATACTTATGAAGGTCAAATCTGGAACTTTAATCACGAGGATTGTATAGCTAATTTTAGCGAGTTAGATACTTCTAAGATGGATATATTCGCAGGTCTTGACGTAGGGTATCGAGATCCTACAGCCTTTTGTGTAATAGCGTATGACTGGGATGAAGAAAGATACTATTTAGTAGATGAATACTTAGATGCTGAAAAAACTACTGAACAACATGCTTTGGAAATTCAAGCAAAAATTGAAAAATGGAATATCGATTATATTTACATTGATTCAGCAGCACAGCAAACACGATTTGACTTTGCACAAAATTATGATATTTCTACTATAAATGCAAAGAAAAGTGTACTTGATGGAATAGCACATGTAGCAGGAATAGTAGATAATAATAACTTACTTATAGAACAAACTTGTGCAGAGTCTTTATCAGCTTTGGATCAGTATCAGTGGGATCCTAATCCGAATTTAGCTAAAGAAAAGCCAAAACATAATAGAGCCTCGCATATGTCAGATGCCCTTCGATATGCTTTGTATTCATTTGAAACCTCCGCAACAAGTTTTTAGGAGACCTCTGAAAAATAATGTTTGACATAATATCTCAAACTCGATATAATTCTGTAATTGAAAATAGAAGTTTTAAAACCCAATGGCCGAATTAAAACGAGATATAGTAAAATATATCCGAGATAGAGCGAAGAATAAGTACGAAAAGGACTCGGAATGCTATATCTGTGGAACTGAAGTAAAACTTGACTTTCACCATTACTATAGCTTAGCACCTCTTATTCATAACTGGATAAAAAATACAGGGCACGATCCTAAATATATTCTTGCAATTCGGGACGACTTTATAGAAGAACATTGGGCAGAGCTATACGAACACACTGTTACTTTATGCTACGGACACCACAGACAATTACACAAAGTATATGGCCGCAACCCCGCATTAACTACAGCAAGGAAACAAATGCGCTGGGTACAGATTCAAAGAGATAAACATGGCATGGTATGACAGATTCTTTCGAGAGGAAGAGATTGAAGAAAAATTAAATCCAATTCAATCTTATCTTGGGGTTGGAACTCAAACTTCTCGAGAATTTACTGATAAGTATGAAACTTATTATGAAAATCTAGAAGTTGTTAATCGTGCAGTTAATATGGTTGTAGATGATGCTGCCGAAATACCGTCCATAGTAGATAGAGTTTCCGTTCCTGGCATTATTAGAGGAATAAAACGAGCAAAAGTAGATATATTACTAAATAAAGAGCCTAACCCCTTCCAAGATATCAGTACTTTCAAAAGAAATTTAATTACAGACTATCTTTTAGATGGAAATATGTTTATATATTATGACGGGGCACACTTATATCATGTCCCCGCAGATACTGTAAGTATACATGGTGATGCTAAAACTTATATAGAGAAATATACTTATAATGAAATTGATTATAAACCTAATGAGATAGTACATATAAAAGAAAACTCTTTTCATGATATCTACAGAGGAGTATCTCGATTAAAACCTGCAGTTCGTACTATGCAAATTATGTCCTACATGCGTAACTTTCAAGATAACTTTTTTCAGAATGGGGCAGTGCCTGGATTAGTACTTAAATCTCCAAATACACTATCTGAAAAAATAAAAGAAAGAATGATGCAGTCTTGGCAGATGAGATATAGACCAGATACTGGAGGCAGAAGACCTCTCATTCTTGATGGCGGAATAGAAATTGATAAAATTTCAGATGTTAGTTTTAAAGATTTAGATTTTCAATCCGCTATTCTAGAGAATGAAAAAATTATATTAAAGGCAATCGGAGTTCCTCCTATTATGTTAGATTCGGGCAATAATGCTAACATACGCCCAAATATGCGACTTTACTACTTAGAGACTGTACTACCTATTGTTAGAAAAATGAATTTTGGCTTGAGTAGATTTTTTGGTTTTGAGATAAAAGAAGATGTTACTGATATACCGGCTTTACAACCAGAACTACGAGATCAGTCTCAATACTATACCTCTCTTGTTAATGGTGGTATTATAAGTGTTAATGAGGCAAGAGAGCAGTTAGGTTTTGAGCCGTTAGACGGACAAGATGATGTAAGAATCCCTGCTAACATTGCAGGAAGTGCCGCTAACCCAGACGAGGGTGGAAGACCCGTAGAAGAGGAAGAAGAATAATGGCAGCAACACACGCTAAAAGAGTAAAAATTGCAGGCCAACTTGGAATGTTCTTTTCAGAATTAGGAGAGATTCCTGATCGTAAAGATTATGCTAAGATGCCTAATCGACCTAAATTTTTAGATGTAAAAGAGGTCGATAAAGTTTTTGGGACTTGGACTAGGATGTTAAAAATGCTAGAAAAAGAACATCCCAAATTATGGGAACTTGCTAATAAAGTCCCCGAGAAAGAGAAGCCTACCATAGCATCAAAAATGGCAAAGGCAAAGCCCGCTGTTAAAGCGGAAATTGAGGGGGATAATGGAAAAGATATTTAATCTCACCTCTACTTTTAAGTCCCATACTGACGACGATGGTAGTGTTATGATTCGTGGTATGGCAAGTACTGCTGATTTTGACCGCGCGGGCGATTCTATTTCAGCGGACGCATGGACTAAAGGTGGATTGAAAAATTTTGAAAAGAATCCCATAATTCTTTTTAATCATAACTATGATAGACCTATTGGAAGAGCAACTGGTTTAAAAACCACTGAAAATGGTCTTGAAATGGAGGCTAAAATAAGTAAAGCCGCCAAAGATGTTGTGGACTTAGTTAAAGACGGTGTTCTTGGGGCCTTTTCTGTTGGTTTCCGAGTCAAGGACGCTGATTACTTAGAGGAAACCGACGGATTAAGAATAAAGGACGCTGAATTGTTTGAGGTATCGGTAGTATCTGTACCTTGTAATCAAACAGCTACTTTTTCACTGGCGAAATCCTTTGACTCTATGGAAGAGTACAACGATTTCAAAAAAACTTTCACTAATAGTGACGGGGCGCAAGTCCAAAAGGAG